AAGTTTTAGCGTCCAGCCAGCTTTTAATTTCCCCCAGCCGTGAACATGGACCTTCCATCCTGACCGGACAAGTTCAGGGTAGTACTCATTCTCTTCTATCTTTTTTACCCGCGCTGCAACATTTCCTCGGCTGGTGGTTTGGACCCCAATGGTCTCTCCGTTGCCTACGGCTAGGATGTCAATACAGTTCCAGAGGTCAATCCGCTTGCGGGAGTAGGGACACCACCGCTCCACAATCCAGCACCGATACCCCTTCTCACGCAGGTAGGCCAAGGATCGCTGGGTCGGACTCATGGTTGCTTTTATACAACAGGGTTCTCCCTAGGTCAAATTTCTGTAAAAAACACTTGCAGAAGTATAAAAGAAGTATAAAATTACTACATGGCAATAACGCCAGGCTTGAAGGAGATAAAAAATGAATTCAGTAAAAGTATCTAAAGTCTCAGCCGGTCAATACAACATCAATGTAAATGGTTTGTCTTTTTTCTTAGAAGATTCTCACCCAGAATATTGTGGTTGTCCAAGAGTTGAGTGCTGGGTTCTTTGGAATTCAAATGATTTAGAAATCATGCGGTTTGATACAAAAAAATATGCAATCCAAGCATTTAAAGATTGGTCACCAGAATGGATTGCTGAACTAGGTAATCGTGAATATTTAGGACATTAACCAACGGGGCTTCGGCCCCGGCTCTGAGGAGGGCAAATATGAATTACGCAGAACGTGCATGGCTACAACCACCGTCAATGTCTCTTAAAAAAGAGAAGCTGTTTACAGAACTTGATAAGTGGCAAGACAAGAAAAAAGCATTAGAAAATCTACCGACAGAATGGACGTCTGAGCAAGAGCGCGAGTACGACAACATCCTGGACGAGATTCGCTTCTTGGAAGTTGAGATCGAGGTGACACTATGACTGCCGCCGAATACCACCAACAGCAACTAGAGCAGCAGGAGCAAGAAGAAACCCAGGTTGATTTCAAATACGAAAACGATGGGTTTAGTTTGAATATCTGGGGTGATTCTGGTGATGTGTTTGTAAATATCTCTACATATCCAACACACATTAGTTTGCATTTAGAAGTTAAGCAGGCAGAGGTAATGTTAAAATTGTTAGACAACGCTCTGAGGAGGGCAAGATGATAATTATGAGAATTTCAGAAGATGAAGCATTATCTTTGTATAGTTTTTTAGCATCGTTCAAAAATAATTTTGAAAAAGATAACAAGCTAGACAAAGATTTGCTAAACATTTTTAACAAGGTTGGTAGATACATTAAGTTAAACATCGATCTCTGAGGAGGGATAAATAATGAGCAATAGTGGAATCGTCAATATCCGTGGCAAGGAATACCAAACCGTAGCTCTGCGGGTGCAAAGATTTCGTGAGGCACATCCCGACTGGGAAATATCAACTGAGATAATTGAGGCAAACGAAAAGTTTGTAATCATGCAAGCTCGGATTTACAACACAGAAAGCAGGTGTATCGCCACCGGCCATGCTGAGGAGTTTCGGGCCGCAAGCCAGATCAACTCCACATCCGCGCTAGAAAACGCCGAGACCTCTGCAATCGGTCGTGCGCTGGCCGCCGCTGGTTGGGGTGGAACCGAGTTTGCCTCTGCCAACGAAGTACAAAACGCAATCCATCAGCAATACAACCCAGACAAATTCATAAAACTCATCGAGGAGAGTAAAAATGTGGAAGAGCTCAAGTCAACTTTTAAGACCGCGTTCGAAAGCCTACAGCGTAGCCCAGATGCACTCGCATTGGTTAACGCCGCCAAAGACAAACGAAAGTCAGAACTGGCTGCTTGATGGGTTTGTGTTTGTAGCGTGTTGCGCTACAGGCTACATGATTCTAATTATGATAGGAGGATAAAAGTGCATGAGTCAGATCATACGGTTCGCATTATCCAGCTTGGGTCTCGCCTTCAGCACGAAATGGCGAGATCTTATGATCCAGACCGAGACGCCATCGTTGCGTTATGTCAGGAAATCGAATCGTCAGCCGTTGCAATCTATGAGTGGGCCAGAGGGATTGAAAGCGAGTCAGAGCATGGGTAGAATCCTTGACCCTGACTGGTCGCAGTTCAAATACGTTCCGGCTGCCAAGACCGATCTCAAAGAGTCAATGGAACGATATAAAAGGATGGTAAGTGGAGAGAATAAAAAACTACATCATGTCCAGAAAGCTGGTGACCTTGGAGGAGGTCATGGACAGGTTTTTGGTAAGCAGGACGACAGCGTACAAGGCCGTAAACTCGCTGTTATCCGAGGGAAAGGTTAGGCGGTATGTCAAAGGCAGAAAGAGGTACTACCGACCCAACGCAGGCACAAATATCCGAAGCGGCAACCAAGGCTTTCGGCAAGAAGTTTTGCTTCAGTTGCCAAACATATAAGCCTTTGAGCGAGGGGTCCAACGAAGTCCACAGGAGGAACAGATGGAGATGTTTTCTGTGTCAAAAGAAGCAGCGGCCTTTATCGGGTTTGGGGTACTAGTTGTATCGGCGATACAGCTTTGGCTATGGAAAACCCCGGCTCCTGACTGCTGCGAACATTCTGGATTTAATTGTCGAGAGGGGCGTGATTGCCCTTTTAGAAAGAAAAAGCATGACGACCACCAACAAAATCTTTGAGTTTATTTCTAATCAAGACCGTATGGTGACGCTCAAGGAAATCCAAGACGCCTTAGAAATCAAGGCATCTGCGGTCTCTGGGTTCTTGGCGGCGCTGTGCAAATCTGGGAGGCTGACTCGAAAGAAGATCAAGCGCACAAACGGCAGCGGACCAAAAATGCAATGGGCTTACAAACTTGTTGCATCTTCGCAACAAAACGGATAAAATTTTGGTGGGAACGTGCGTCCTCCTCCGCACTATTCCTTCAAGCCCCTCTAAGACCCCTGGCCCACAAAGCTGGGGGTCTTTTTTTATACGGATTGGAATATGAAACAACCCACGATCATCATTGGCTTGCTGGGCAAAGGCAAGAACGGCAAGAAGGCCGAAGGCGGCCTGCTAGAGCCGGAAATGGAAATGCCAGAAGCCCTGACGGACGAAGCCGTCAACACGGAAAACAAAGCCAATGCCGTGATGAAGGCCAACTACGGTCCGTCCGAGGACAAGATGCGGTACTGTGGCAATTGCGAATACTTCTCAACTGAGTACCCCAACCTTGGCAAAGGCCAGGGTTTTTGCGAGGTCTGGGAGTTCAAATGCTCGGACAAGAACCTCTGCGCGGCTTACGAGTTCAAGAAGCCAGAGGAAGAAGAATATGAAATGGAAGGAGAGGACTGATGCCGTTCAAATCCAAGGCGCAAGCCCGACTCATGTACGCCGTAGAGAAGAACCCAAAGTTGAGTAAAGAACTCGGGATTCCCATGTCTACCGCCAAGAAAATGGTCAAAGAAGGCCAGTCCAGCATGAAAAAGCTACCCAACAAGGTCAAGAAGAAGAAGTGAAGGGAACCCCCGAAACCTACCTAAACCTGTGGGAACACGCCAAGTCTCAGGTCTACCCAGAGATTGACGCCTACGAGGAAGAGGTAGGTTACAAAATTGATTTGGATTTTTGTAACAATCTGGGATTACATACCCAGGTCTGTATAAAAGGTTCTAACATCTGTTATGCCCACGGCAGGGTGGTCTACAGCACGCTCCGCAAGTTCATAGCGGATAACCCCCAAGACTTCTACACGGTCATGGAGACTGGTACGGCAAGGGGATTCTCAGCCGTCTGCATGGCAAAGGCATTGGATGACGCCAAGGTCAAGGGCTCGATTACGACCTACGACATCATCCCGCATAACCAACTGCTCTACTGGAACTGCATAGACGACCACAAGAAGGGCCTCCAGACCAGACAGCAGCTTTTGGAGCCGTGGAAGGGCCTGTTGCACTACATCAGATTCATAACCGGGGACACCAAAACGACGCTGAAGCGGTCGGAGGTGGACTTCGCATTTCTAGACGGCGGCCATACCTACGAGGATGTCTGCCACGAGTTCAACCGTCTGGTAAACCCTAAAGTCGTGGTATTCGACGACTACACCCCCCACCAGTTTCCGGGGGTCTGCAAGGCAATAGACGAAACACCCCTAAATAAACGCTACCTCAAGGCCGCTCGCGGCTACGCCATAGGAGTCAGGAAATGAAAGATGTCTGGGAAAAGGCTAGACCCAAAAAGCTCGGCAAATCCAAACCCCTGTCCAAGAACCAAAAGACAGCCGCCAAGCGTTTCGCCAAGTCCACAGGGACCAAGTATCCTTCCCTGGTGGCAAATATGCGTGGCGCACAGGCTAAAAAGTAATGGCCCGCACCGTCAAACAAGCAGCAGAGGCGTTCAAAAAATATGATGCTCGGACTACTAAAAAGATGGCTGAACACAATCGTGCGGGTGGTAGTGTTCGCAAGCCCGTCCGGACAACTAAGGGTGCAAGCCCAGGCGACCAATGGGACAGAGCCAAATTCATCTACCGCAAAGCCTCACAATCACTCACTGCTGGACATTCTCTCAAAGACAAGAACGGAACGCCTACACCCGCAGCCCTCCAGTTCAAACGATGGGCAGCCAAAGTCCCGCAAAACCGCCAAGACCTCCAAGAGCTCAAAAGCCTCGGGGAAAGGCTCAAAGCGAAATACAAGCCGAAGTAAGCCATGAACGACTACGGAGAGATGTTCTACGGCACTCTGCCACCGGACACCCAAGAGTTCCGGCAAGTGCTATCCGGCATTGGCAAGATGTTGCGAGATCGGGCCTTGGCCGCCGGAGAAAGAATAGGACAATCCGGGCAAGAGGCTATTGCGCTGCAAAATCAAATTTTTGGCGACCCCAACCGTCCGTTGCGGGTTACAGACGAGCAAGCACTAGCAAGGCTTACAGACATGATTATGGGCGGCCCTATGGGGTTTGCCCCTGCTGGGGTTATACAGGGTGCAAGTAGAGAGTTTATTCGTTCGTCAGCAGATGATTTGGTTGCTCAGTTACAAAAATTAGGATTTAAAGCAGACGTACAACATACCGGAAGTAGGGCTGGGCCATCAAGTTATGTAAGAGTTTACGACCCGCAAACAGGAAGGTTTTTTGAAAATCCGTTTCGTTTTTCTGGTCACGGTAAGGGCCCAAGAGAAGCCGCCGGCGTCTCAGAAGTTAGCAACCCAGAAACAGAAATTCCTAAAATTATTGAGCAAGCACTAATTATGCGCGAACAAGGCCCTTCCAAAATGTTCAAAAAACAAACAATTGTTGACCAACTAATTGAACAGGGCGCAAATCCCAAACAGGCATACAAACAAGCAGAAGAAATTTTGTCTAAAGGGCTGTTAGATAATGGCTTATGACCCGTATGAGGGGATGTTCTACCCAACACTCCCGCATTACCCGCACTAGGACTGCTAGGCAGCGAAGAAGAATAGTTGTATAATTACCACACTTACACCGAACAACCCAAGAGGATTCGGACATGGAAACCGTTAAAGAAACACCAAAAATCGGAGAAGGACTCCCCGGCCCAGGAAGGCCCAAGGGAACGCCTAACAGGGCCACAGCGGTCGTCAGAGAGGCTATTGCAAGGATGGCCGAGGATAATGCCGAGAACTTCAACCAATGGCTAGCACAGGTCGCTGCGAGCAGTCCTGAAAAGGCGTGCGACATCTACCTGAAAGCGATTGAGTACCACATACCTAAACTGGCTCGGACTGAGGTTACGGGCGCAGAGAACGGACCGCTGACCATAAAGGTGGTCACGGGCATATGACCGAGGTAGTAGTTGAAACCGGATACAAGCCACGAGAGCAACAGCGAGAGATTCACGATGCTGTGGCGGCAAATCGTTTTGTGGTGGTGGTGGCTCACCGGCGTATGGGCAAGACGGTGGCGGCACTTAACCAACTCATCCACTCAGCCCTCGAGTGCGAGAAGCCAAACCCGCGTTTTGCTTACATCGCGCCAACCTACGGGCAAGCCAAGCGAGTGGCCTGGGACTACCTATGCCAGTTCACACGACCGCTCGAAGCCACGGCGAATATCTCGGAATTAAAGATAGACTTCTACGGACGCCGGATACAACTGTACGGCTCAGACAACCCAGACTCCTTGCGGGGGCAGTACTTCGATGGCGTAATACTGGATGAGATTGGTGACCAGAATCCGAAGATTTGGAATGAGATTGTTCGCCCTGCTCTCGCAGATCGCATGGGCTGGGCGTTATTTCTAGGAACCCCCAAGGGTGCTAACCACTTTAAAGACTTCCGAGACCGAGCCGAGAAAGAACCAGGCTGGCGACTACTTGAGTTCAAGGCTTCGCAGACGGGCATACTTCCGCAAGCTGAACTGCTCGCTGCCAAGAAAGAGATGGGCGACGACAAGTACGCTCAAGAGTTTGAATGTTCATTCGCGGCTGCGGTCGAAGGTTCATATTACGCCGCTTTACTTAACGCTCTCCCGCCAGAAAGGTTTACGGAATTTGCGCGGGACGATCTCTGTAAGACGTATACGGCATGGGACTTGGGTGTTGGTGATTCCACGGCCATCTTCGTCTGCCAGGTCGCGGGGCAAGAGCGTCGCCTACTTGATTTCGTGGAAAACCACGGAGTCGGACTAGACTACTACGTCAACTGGATCAAGAACAACGGTTACACGCAGGCAGAACACATCCTGCCGCACGACGTAGAGGTCAGGGAACTGGGAACCGGCAAGAGCCGGAAAGAGGCTTTGCAAGACTTAGGACTGAACATCACAGTCTGCCCGAGACTGGGTGTGGACGACGGAATCCAAGCGGTTCGCAGGATGTTGCCCAACTGCTACTTTCACCCTAGAGTGAAGCAGGGACTAGACGCGCTGCGTAACTACCGCAGAGAGCATGACGAGAAGCGCAACGTGTTTTATGACAAACCACTCCACGACTGGAGCTCACACGCCAGCGACGCCTTTAGATACCTCGCTGTCGGCCTAAACACCACAAGCAATTGGGGTAAACCGATTGCAGTTTCAACTAAATGGATCGTGTAAATGGACCAGATTCAACTCAAAGGGATGTTAGATAACGAGATCGACAACGCTCTCGGCTATCTGAACACCGAAACCACAGAGCAGCGTCGCCAGGCCATTAAAGCCTACAACCGCGATCCTTATGGGAACGAGGTAGAGGGACGCTCGCAGATCGTGACCGGCGAGGTTGCAGAAGCCATTGACGGCGCACTCCCTCAACTGTTGCGTATCTTCACTCAGTCCGATGATGTGGTGCGGTTTGAGCCTAAAGGTCCGGGCGATGAGGACAAGGCCAAGCAAGCCACCGAGTATTGCAACTGGGTATTCATGGCTGAAAACCCCGGTGTCACGATTCTGCACGACTGGATCAAGGATGCGCTGATCTACAAAAACGGCATCGTCAAGGTCTGGTGGGAGGATATGACCGATGTCAATACCGAGTCATACGAGAACCTGAGTCAAGATGAGCTTGCCCTGCTGCTCTCAGACGGGCAGTACGAAGTCGTCAGCCAAGAAGAAATCCAGATCGGTGAAGTACCGGCTCCGGCTCCAGCGTTCATGGACCCCAACGCCGTTGCCCAAGCCGAGCAGATGGAAGCCCCGGAGATGGTTCCGGTGTATGCCTACAACGTCAAGATCAAGAAGATTGACAAGAAGGGCCGCGTGGTCATTGAGAACCTTGCGCCTGAAGAATTCATCGTCAGCAAGAAAACCCGCCTTCTGTCCGACAGCCCGTTCTGCGCTCACCGCCGCTTAGCTACCCGCTCCGAGTTGGTCGCTATGGGATTTCCCAAGAAGGTAGTGGACGACCTGCCGACCTACAACGACTTGGAATACACGACTGAGCGCGTGGCCCGCTTCTCTAATGGCGAGCAACCAGACGATCCTAGCCTTGACCCGTCCATGCAAGAGATCGAAGTCTACGAGGCTTATATGAAGGTGGACTACGACGGGGACGGCATTGCCGAACTGCGCCGGATTGTCTACGCCGGACACGAGATTCTGGAAAACGAAGAGACAGACTACGTTCCGTTCTGCTCGCTCTGTCCGATCCCGATGCCACACAAGTTCTACGGACACAGCCTGGCTGACCGTGTAACTGACTTGCAGTTAATTAAGACCACAATCACCCGTCAAATTTTGGACAACTTGTACCTGTCTAACAACGCCCGGTTGATGGTGGTCGACGGACAAGTAAATTTAGATGACGTCCTGACCGTTACTCCTGGTGGCGTAGTTCGGGTGAAAAATCCCAATGCAATTCAACCACTTACAGTTCCTTTGGTGGCTGGTCAAGCCTTCCCGATGCTGGACTACATGGACCAGATCCAGCAAAAGCGCACAGGCGTTACACAATCTTCCCAAGGTCTTGACCCCAACATCCTGACCAACACCACGGCAACGGCTGTGGCGATGATGCAAAACGCAGGCGCAGCAAGAATCGAGTTAATCGCTCGTTTATTTGCCGAGACTGGTATTAAAGACCTCTTTAGAAACATTTTGCATCTGGTCTGCAAGTACCAAGACAAGCAACGGATCATCCGTCTGCGGGGCAAGTTCACCGCAATTGACCCGCGTGAGTGGTCTAACGAGTACGACCTGTCCATCAACGTCGGTCTGGGAACTGGCTCCAAAGAGCAACAGATGGCAATGATCGCAATGGTTCTGGACAAGCAAGAGCGGATCATCCAGCAATACGGCCCAGCCAATCCGCTGGTGTCGGTCGGTCAATACCGCCAGACCCTTGGCAAGCTCATCGAGGCCGCAGGGTTCAAAGACTCGTCCGAGTTCTTCCGCGAGATCACCCCGGAGATGGACCATGCACTATCCAGCCCGCCGCCCCAACAGCAACAGCCTGACCCAATGGTCCAAGCAGTCATGGCCCAGACACAGGCTCAGATCGAGGCAATGATGGCAAAGGCTGAGGCAGACATTCAAGTCAAGCGCGAGAAGGCAATGGCTGATATTGCACTTGCACAAGAGAAAGCAGCCGCAGAAATACAGCTTAAGCAACAAGAACTAGCAGCACAGACAAGCATAGACGCAACTGCCGCCGGTATTCGTGCGGTAAGGGGATAACATGGATTACGCAGACTTTCTGACCGGAGTTTATCGGGACCAACTAGGTCGCCCGCCAGATGAGTCTGGGCTGACTTGGTATGTGGACCAACTGACTTCTGGGCAAAAAACCCCAGATCAGGTGCTCCGCGAGATCAACCAGTCCCCAGAAGGTCAGAACTTTGACACCCAACTCATTACCAGCGAATACCGCACAGAACTAGGTAGAAACCCCGAGCAAGAGGGCTACCAGTACTGGATGAGCCGGATGCAAACCGACCCCACGCTGGCCGCTGCCAACGTGCAATCTTTTATCCGTGGCGGGGCTTCTGGGTCTGACTTGCAGGCTCTAGGCGCTCCTAACCAATACATTGACCTGATGATGAACGCGCTAGAGGCTGATCCTTATGCTGGCCGCTATGCAACCAATGACATTTACAAAATTGCCGCAGACACCCCCAACGTGTCTAGCTTTGGCGACTACCGAGCTCAGTTTGTCAGCCCGGTAACGCTACAGCCGGTGATTTCGTCCTACGACGCCAAGACTGGTCAATTTACGACCACCGCTGGCGCAGATATTCTGGACGAGAACCGGATTGCCAACGCCATCAAGATCGCCACCAACTCTGGTGCGCTTTCTTTGCGCGATGCACAAACCCTGATGAACGACCTGTCTACCTCCACAACAATGGAGGACACCTACGCAGCGCTGTCAAGACCGCAGGCTGGCGTGGTTGTGGATAAGTTGTTCGGATTGCAACTTGGGGAAGATGCCAACATTGAAAAGGCCCGCGCCGAGGCCATCAACAGAATGAAAGCCATCCCGAAGGTGGACTACACCCCGTCTTACCTGATGTTTGGCGACGAGATGGTCAAGCAAAACATCGTGAACCCGTTTGCTCCTAACGTCTACACAGCTCCGTCGATGGTTGGCCCAGGCTCCGTAGCAACGCCCGAGACATTCCCCGGCTTGTTGGCAAACACAGTAAACCGGTCTTTCGCTGGTTCTAACTTTGTTCCAACACCGATGACCCCGCAGTTTTACTCCGAGCGCGGTCTGGAATCATCGTTTATCCCGTTTGAAACAGAAGGAGCGCCGACCTTCCGTTCCGGCGTGGCTGGCTACATTCCGAACCTTCCGGTTGGGTTCCAGTTTGGTGCGCCTATCGTGGAAGCTCCGATTGGTACGTTCCTGCCAGGGCAGTTCGACCCCAACGCCATTGGCTACCGTGGCGGCAGGCCGATTGTCGAGCAGGAAAACATCCCCGGTACGGAGTTCGTAGACGCACAGGGCAGGATCGTCAGGATTACCCCATCACGCGCCGCAGAAAGCACAGGTGAAGGTTGATAGATAACCCAGTTGGCC